TTATCATATCCGACATCGGAGCACCATGCAACAGTGAAAAGCACATTGACGCATGTGTTAGGGCTATAAGCCCCAGTCTACCCACTACATGCACCTTCATTTGCAAAACTTTCGCAAATCCAAGAGCTGTTTGGGAACTAGCCACACGCTTCAACACTTACAAAACTACTTCCTACATGGAAAATTCCTCTGAAATCTATTATCACCTGATGGATCTTAATGATGACGCATCACGCGCTACCTCCAACCTCGCAGCCATACACCACCAAAATGTCACAAAGCATTCTCTCACCATATCCAACAAATTAGTTCATGATTTCCTCGAAGAATTCTGGCGCGGCATTAAAATCAACCAAGAGCTGAGGCCAAAATTAGATAAGAAGAATTACACCACCTTTGACATCACTGCATATACTGGCATTGCAGCTTCATCCAAGACTGATGGTGCTATCGCCGACCATCCTCGAGCTATCCTCATTGCTCCAACCAATAAATTATCAATCACCCACAATCTTGACAAAGGTAAACCATCATTCACACCACATCATGCATTAGCACACCTCAAGGACGAAGTAATTGTCGATGAGATTACTTTGGTACCTGTTGAATATTTAGCACTACTAAAACTCATCAACCCAAACATTAAAATCATCATCACTGGTGATGTGTTACAAGTGCCTTTCGTGAAATACGGGACTAAAAATTTCACATCAATCACAGATTATGGCATCCAAAATAATAATGAGACCAGCTACAAAGTACCACAGGATATCATATGTGCTATCAACAATAAATACTACAGTTGCTACAAATCTAAATCTGATGTTATAGAATCTTTGTGCACCTTTACAGGTGCACTTACTGAACTTTTTGACTTCCCGATCATCGCCTTCAACGATGACACAGTTAATAATCTCAAGAGCAAGGGTGCTAAAGATGTGCATACAATCACCACATATCAAGGCACCCGTGAACCTGTCGTAGTGTTTTATATAGACACCAACGCCGTTATGAGTAAACTCATCAATAAAGAACAATGGATATACACAGCAGTCACTAGACACACCAACAAACTTGTTCTATATGGTAATGTTAGTATGATTACCAAATATTTTAACATCGAAAATCAAATCAAAATGTATAACCACATATCAGATTTGAAAATCCATAATGACTGTATTGTTGAAGAACCGGCTGACTTCATTGAGGTGATGAGTTGCGAGAGTAAAACCTCTAATGAAACTGTGGAATTAGACACAGCGCAATCCATTTGCTCAGAAGTTATGGTCAATGCCAACGACCCTGGCGCCGGAGCTTTCGTGCAACTGCTGGACGTGAAACCTAATGAAGCAGGCACGCTCAATTGTAACCAAAATATCGTTCTACCTAAACCACGTAAGTTCATCACCCACAAATTATTCCCAGAAATCACATTAGTCAGAAATCAAATTAGCTCTGACCCAAGGAAAACACTAGAAACATGCATACACAGGTATGGGAAGAAGAAACCTATTGTCGGTGAGCAACATTTCAAACCACTACGTAATTTTAGCAAGAATCAAATCATCACCGGTTTAGTCAAATTGCTCTACGGACGTGAAGACATGCATTGGAAATTAACTGCTGATATGAAGATCCATGATGGTGAGTTAGATCACCACTATCGAGAGTATCTAGAATCACTTAACAAGAAACTAGGCAAGCAAACAGTTGATGAAATACTCGGAGACTACAGTGCACTTAAAGATCTCATCACGTTCGTCAATAAAAAACAAGCAAAATTCGACAGTTCAATCTTTTTTGACGCTAAAGACAAAGTAGGACAAGGTGTCGCAGCTGCTGAAAAACGTATTAACGTTCTACTTGGTGCTTACGCCAGATGTATGTTAACTAAAGTCCGCAATATAGCAGCACGTAGAAACATCATCATCGCGACGCACGGCTCAGATGATGATCTGGGTAAACAGTACGACCTTTTCAACTCTAAAAAATCATCTGCCCGATATCTTAATAGTGACGTTTCTGAATGGGACTCATTCTATTCTAAAGTCTTTATACAAGCAGAATGCCACTTGAACAGTCTACTGGGTATGCCTGAACATCTAAACGACTACTATTACAATTTCAGATCTTTCATGAAATTTAATGCTAGAACTAAAGAGGGCAATTTTTCCATGAGCGTGATTTGGCATCAACTCACTGGTGGTCCTTTTACGATTGCTGGCAATACCATCGGCAATATGGGTCTCATAGGCTACATTTATGATTTCAAGGGTGTCATCTTAATGATTTTTAAAGGAGACGACGCAATGATAAAATGTGACAGCGCTATCATACATCTGCGCGGTCAACAATTCATCAAAGCCACCGGGCATGTCTTCAAGAGCACACTTACCAATGTCGGTGAATTCGCAGGACTCTTTTTCACTGATCATGGAATTTTCCCTGATGTTTTAAGACAAACTTGCAAATTTATTGGTAAGGAATATTCCGATGAAGAACATTTCGCTGAAGCTATCACGTCGGCGAACACCGCCTGCAACCTCGTTCACAATGAAATACAGTTGAATGCTGGTTGCATTGCCACTAGTATCCACTATGGCAATGAGATCACCCCTGCCAATATCAAAGCACTCTTCCACTTCCTCAAGAATACCAATAAAATTAAGTTTCAAGATCTCACACTTGTAGCTAAAGAGCCTATTTTCATACCCAATGCAAATAAACATCTTGATCATTATTAACAGCTCTCCTACCTACGCCTCTTCTTAATTATATACTTTTACTTTCCATGCTTCTAATCATTATTTCAACTTTTATCTTTCTCTATAAGCTCTTTTTCCTTATAAATGAGCGTACCAACCGCTTCAACACCCCGCAACCGCAACCAAGCCAGACGTTCAAAGAATGCTCCAGCCACATCAGCAATGATGAACCGGCAGAGACAGGAATTGATGCAGTCAATCAACAAGTTGGGATCGGAAATCGCAAGGCTAAAATTAAAACCAAGTACTCGCCCCTCCAATATGCGCGCCAACAATGTGCCCAGTGGTACAAACCAAACACCGCGTAAACCAGCCATGCAAACAGCACAAACCACAGGTGTTGGCCCTATCAACAGGATGGTCAACTCTATGCGCAACGTTGGTAAACAGAACAATGTCCCAAATTCAGCTAGTCAGAAAAGCACTAATGGCTTCCTAGACTACGCCATGTGTCGCATTAACCCATTAGCAAGTAAGGGCTCACTAGGTATTCCTGATTCTGATTCCACCAGGAAGATAGTCGTTGACTACAAAACTTATGCTGATGTCACAGTCACTGCACAATATAGTCAACCTATCCAGATTCTCACTGCACCAGTTTGGGGCTATCCTTGCTCAATTCGAGGCGCTAATATGAACATCAGCAACTCTATTAATACCGGCACAGTCATTGGAGGCACTTATAGCACTGATGGTTTATATGGCTTCACACCACTTTGCATATCGCCTGAGGTTAAAAATTATGCAGCTTCCAATAATCAAACCTCTGGTACAGAAATTGTAATACCGACGCCATTCTCCACCAACCCCAATAACGTTGGTGCCACAAAGATGCGGCTGGTATCTTGCGTCACTAAAGTCATTTACACCGGCCAAGCTTCTCTCAGTAGCGGCACATTAAGTGCAACCAACTACCCATGTGGAGCTGAGTATTCACCAGGTACCTATGTACAACCTATTGG